TTCAGTAAATCCACTTTAGTATAATTGTACCGAGTGTATACAGCCGGATTCCAATTTCCATCATTTCTTTTTTCCATTACACAAATGTTATTAAAACCTTCCATCTCCTTCCCCCCTGGCAAAAAATAAACTATAGATTATATAATTTTTTGAGATTAAATGCACGGTTAATCACGTCTACCGTACAATCTTTAGACAACAGCCTATGCCTTAAAGCTGCCAATTCCCTAATTGCTTCAGCTCTTTTCTTTGCGTATTTTTCCCTTGCGTTTTCCATCCTATTCCCCTTTCCTGACTAAAAGAATTCAGGTATTAATATTGAATTATCTTCTAATTGACTATCACATTCTATAGCAGAATTGAAATAATCAACCCAATTCTCATTGCCTAACTTTTCCCATTCGTCGTACAAGTTGTTGAACACATTCGTTGATACGGTTATTTTGCTCAATATCTGTTCATAATTTTTTGGCAAAACAAAAGAATACAACATATTGACTATGTCCTCATTACTACCTCGCAAAACATAAAAAGTATCAGTAGTTTTTATAATCATACAATCCCCCTTGGTAATTAGTATGTATTAACATACTGTATATATAGAGTATAACACGGGGGTTATAGTATGTCAAGGGAAATAATAAAAAAAAATAGCGATATGAAAAACTTTAATGTATTAGAGGTTAGAGATTGGCAAGATAGCATAAAATAAAACATAGACAAGATACCATTATAGTATTACTCTAAGAGATAGAGTAAGGAGGCTAAGTCTATATGAGTAATGAAAATAAAAATATACCAGTGGATAGGCAAGACATAAAAACATACAAAACAAAGTTTAAGGATCGGCAAGACATAAAAGACATTGAAAAAGATATACTATCAGGTATACCTCTAAACACTATCGCTAAGAATTATAATTGTACTAGAGCTGCTGTCAATAATTATAAACAAAGACATATGAGTCAATCTGTTAAAAAGTATACTAATCAGATAAATATACAAGATGGAAAAGAGATTTGGAACCTATTAACAGAGTACATAAATAACGTAAATATGGTCTCTAATAGCTGTAAAATGGCATTAGAGCACCCTGATGACCCGAATCTGATAGATGTGGGGGTGCAGTCAAATGACATAACTGTCACGTACTATCAGACAAATGCACAAGGCAAAAGGAAGAAAAAAAAGGCAAAATTACAGGCAATACTAGACAGATTAGACGGCATAGAGGTGCAAAACATAGATATAAAAGCACCGGACAGGATAAAAACCCTCCTAGAAGCCTCAAACGTGATGAATAAACACCTCAGACTCGTAGCTGATCTAAGGGGCATGATCGGCAATACAACTATAAATATAGCCAATCAACCTATGTTCGTACAGTTCGTTCAGGGCGTTGTAATGGCCCTAGAAGGCTACCCGGAGGCAAAACAGAGGCTGATTACCCATGTAAGAGCTATGAGCAAGAGACCCTTACTTGACCTAAACCCTGATGCTATGAGACAGGGAAAAAAATAATATATGTATACAGAGACCCCTACCCCCCTCTCAGCTGCCCCTCCCCTGCATATATACAACCCCCCTCTCTTGATCGTTTCACCTTTTTCGAAAAACATTCACCCTAGCCTCCCTTTAAAAACCCTCACAGCGTTAAATGGAGCGTCACTGAGGCGTCTTTACCTCAAAGTGGTAGGTAAACACCTTTTAAGGCATTACGATGAATTAGAGAGGCTATTTACAAGATCCTATAAGAGAAGGTTGCTAAATGGAGATAGGTGAGTTAGAATGGGAAGAGATGGGGGATTTGGGGTTATATTTGTGGTATTTAGTGGAAGAGGCTAAGAAACAGGCTAAAATAGGGCGAGAAGGTGGAGCTGAGAACGAATATAGAGGCAGTACAGAAAATGAGTATAAACCCCGTAAAAACGGAGCCTACTGCCATTTAAACGGCAGTACAGCACGTTAAAAAACGGCTATTTTAAGGAGTTGCGAAAATGAGTGAGAGAAGGAACTAAAGATGGACAGTAAAGCGGAAGATTTTAATGGAATAATGACGGATGGGGAAGATGGTAAAACTTTAGTAAGCATAGGTGATGGATCTGTAATGGAGGTTAAAAGCTTGGATGAAGAAGCGGTACGAGACTTTTTATATGAGGTGGCGTATGACAACATAGACACGAGGCTTGGGCGGAAATTATACGAGATGTTGGAAGAGGATGGGAGTAAAGATGATAACGGCTAAAGAGATGAAAGGGATGATTAAGTGGACGGTATCTAAGGAGACTGAGTTTCCGATATTGGTAGGAGAGTTTCAGGCAGCGGCTAAATATGACTTTACTTCTAGGGTAGGCAAGAAGAAAATAGAGAACGTTAAAGATGAGCTTAGTGAGGATTTTATCAAGATGCTGAAGGGGTTAGTTGGGGATGAGTGATGCTTTGCTCTATGAAGTGTTTGGGGATATGATAGATCCTGCTAGTTATATAGGTCGGATATGGGAAGAGCCTTTTGACTGGCAGAAAGAGGCGTTGAAGCCTGAACACAAGAGTCTTATTCTTAATTGTGCTAGGCAGAGTGGCAAGAGTACTATTGTATCTGGTATTTGCCTGCATAATGCCAAACATAAGCCTAAGAGTCTTAATTTGATAATCAGTCCATCTGAGAAGCAGAGTCAAGAGACTATGAAGAAGGTAGAGGATTTCATGGCTTTAGATGAAGGGCTTATGAGGCTTAGTCGGGGTGGAGATTCTAAAGTAGAGAAAGAGTTTAAGAATGGCAGTCGTATAATTGCCTTACCTGGCACAGAGAAGAGTGTACGTGGATATTCTAAGCCTACTACTATAATTATAGATGAGGCGGCGAGATTGGCTGATGAGACTTATAAAGCTTTAAGACCTATGCTTGTAGGGACTGACTCTGCGCAATTGATTTTGCTTAGTACTCCTTGGAACAAGAGTGGATTTTTTTATAACGAGTGGGTTAAGAATCCTACATGGAAGAAGATCTACGTGGTTCCCAGGTGGGAGTTGGATGATATAACAGGACGGATAGTAGAGCGTCAGCCTTTAGAGGAGTTTAAAGAGAAATGGGCTAAGCAAGGAATAGATGCTTTTTACTCTCCGAGACATACCTTAGATTTTCTATATGGCGAACTCATGAGTATTGGAGAGATATGGTTTAAGAGAGAATATGGTTGTGAATTTATAGAGGGCATGGAGAGTATGTTTAGTCTTGATCTTATTGAGAGTGCTTATGATGATAGTATTGGCAAGAAGTACAATCAGGAAGATTATTCAGGCGATGAGGTAAAGACTTATGATTTTCTAGGAGGATTATTTTGACTAAGGATGAATGGCATATAAGAGGTATACAATCACTTCTTAGTGAAGGAGAGGAGTTTGATTACAGAAAGGCTATACAATGGCTACTTGACTATATAGAGGACATGGAGCTTCCGGCAAAACAGAAAAAGAGGTGGTGGCAAAAATGAGATTCTGTTTATCAGTAGACTTGGGTTCTGAAAAAGATTATACAGCTATCAGCCTACTAGAAAGAATAGAGAAAGTACAGGATAAGAATATTCCTACGCTTGGCGGAAGGGTCATGATAGAGGATCCTATCATTGTAACGGCCGAGCTTCACTTGCAACATCTTGAGAGGGTTCCTTTAAAAACGCCGTATCCTACTATAGTAGATAAGATCAAGTTTATTGTAAATCGTCCTGAATTTGTAGATCAGATAGCTTTAATAGTTGACAGGACGGGAGTAGGCTTGCCTGTAACACAAATGATGTATCAACAAGGGTTAGCACCTATCGGCATTAATATACATGGAGGAGAACGTATAACAACAAGCAAGGATCACTATGGAGTACCTAAGAGGGATTTAGTGACAGCCTTACTAACTGCTTTTCAGATGAAGAGAGTAAAGATGCCTTCTCCTGAAGTTTTGCCAATTATAAAAGACTTTAGGGACGAGTTGGCAGGATTTAATATGAAGATTAACAAGCAGACAGGGCATGATAGCTATGAGGCATGGATGGAAAGTATTCATGATGATTTAGTTCTATCGGTAGCAATGGGTGTATGGTGGATGGACAAAACGCATGGGACAAGCACGATAGTAAGGAGAAATACATGATAAGAAGATTATTTGAATGGGTGTCGCAAAAGACACAGGAGATAAAGTACGGTACTATAACAATAACAATAACGATCCATCAAAGTGCAATTAGCCATATAGAAAAAACTGTTGTAGAAAAAGAAAAATATCCTTTGACAAAACTTTAATCATACGGGCATACTATAAAAAGGGGGAATATTATGAATCAGAAATATATAAAAACATTATTAGTATTAGGTTGGCTGACCTCAGCTTTCAACATAGTGGCACCTATACATGAGATGTTTCACTGGTTAGCAGCTATCCTTTCAGGAGTTCCTGCTTCTATCATAGGATGGAGCAGAATTGCTATCTATGGAAGGGCAACATTGTTTATAGGTTTTGCTGGTATGACAGGAGAGGTACTACTTGTTACTGCTATATTTTATTTGGCCATAAGGAAAGAACACAGAACCTTTGCAAATTATCTGTACGGCTATAACCTGGGCTATCTAACAGTCATAACTTCCCATATAATCAAGGAAGAGTATATACTAGATGTATCCATGATGATTAAAGATAATCCTGGAACAGATGTAATGAGCTATTATTATGTATGGTTTTTTCTTTATCTTGTCCTTATGGCAATACTAGGCGAAAAATTATATTCGGAAAATAAGAGAAAAATAACATCTTTATACGGTAAAAGAGCAATAAAGAACCTAAATAACTACGAAAATGCGTTAAAAACCGAACAAAAAACGTATAAACCGTTGACTTTAGTTAAATAGGTGTTATACTAGCCATAGAGTCAACTTGACTAAAAACGAGAGACCTGTCCTTTGCGGATGGGTCTTTTTTTTGTTTTGGAGGATTTTATGGCAGGACAAAGAGAGACATTCGGCAATGAAACCGAGGAAGAATGGGTTAAGAGGATGTCACAGCCTGGAGCATTAGCACCTGCCAGAAATATAGCCGGATTCAAGAAAGCAGTAGGAGCCGGACGACCTTCTTTAATACAGAGAATATTAGAAAGACCTAACGACATTGAATTACCTGACATGGATTTTAGTTGGCTAAAAAAGCTATTCAGGAAAAAGTCTTTAGCGAGTGAAATAGCAAAAAAGAAAAAAGATGGGGTTTATTGATGGATGAAATAGCTCAGAAAATCATAACCCATTTTGAATCGTTAAAAACAGAAAGAGAGCCTTGGGCTACATCAGTAGAAGAAGTACTCCAATATATAGTCCCTAGTAGATCCAGTATGAAGGTTGACACTAATAAGGATACCTTTTATCACATGATGGCTACAGGCAACTTTTACGCTGCTGTATGGCAGTCATTCCTAGATGCTTCACATTCAGGGTTGGCTTCCATGATTATAGAGGCTGATAAAATAGAAAAGACTTTTAACTTTAGAACTTTTGCACCTAAAGGATCTTATATTGCAACTAATTCAAAGAATGTAGTAGATACCTATTTTCATCATTTCACACTAACGGCAAGAGATATTATCGAAGAGTATGACGGAGATGGCAAAATCCCTGAAGATTTTAAAAATCTTGCCAAAGAAAAGCCTTATAGAAGATATGAGATGATCCATGCCATTATCCCTAGAAAAGATAGAGATGTATTCAAAATAGATAGCATTAACAAACCTTATGCTTCTATTCATATATTAATGAGTAAGAAAATATTGCTTAGAGAAAGTGGATATGACAGTTTCCCGATGGCTATATTTAGATACTCTTACGACTCCGAAGAAGTATACCCACACTCTCCTTCCTTGGATGGTGCAGGTGATATTATTATGCTTGATAGGATTAGCAGGGATGTTTCCAAAGTGTCTCAGATGGCAGCTAACCCAGGACATTTTGTTCCAGCAGAGATGTATAATGATTTTAAAATAGAACCTGATTTTAAGCTTAAAGTATACGATATGGGTAGGCTCCCACAGGCTTCTGTCTTAGGTCAAAACTATCCTATCGGCAAAGACAGAGAAGAATTCTACCAACAGATAGTAAAAGAACACTACTTTACTAACTTCTTTATGATGTTAGCCGCTTCTGAAGGCAGCAATATGACAGCTACAGAAGTCTTAGAACGGCAAGGAGAGAAAGCTACTGTAATAGGTGGTATGGTTTCTAGGCTCACCAAAGAGTTTCTTGATCCTATATTTGACAGGATGTTTGTTATAGCAGCAAGAAATAAATGGATACCCGACCCTCCTGAAGAGTTATTGGCTATGGGTGGCAAAATATCAATAGACTATTTAGGACCTTTAGCACAGGCACAACAGAGATTCTTGAAACTACAAGGTCCATTATCATCATTACAGGGATTTTTACCTATGCTTGAAGCTTATCCTGAAATGAGAGGTATTCTCAAATCTTATGAATTAGGCAAACATCTACTAATAGAAGGTGGTATGCCCCAAAGTCTACTTAAAGATAAAGAGCTATATGATGCAGAGATCCAAGCACAGCAACAGGCACAGCAGGAAATGCAAGAAGCTGAAAAGTCAAAGTTACAGGCAGAAGCGATGAATAAAGGAGCTAAAGCACCTGAAGCAGGATCTCCTACGGAGGCATTATTGAATGGATCGCAATAGGGATATAGCAAGGAAAGTATACGGTACACCTGAAGGGAGGGCTTTATTGACCGACCTTCTTAATGATTTAAAGTTCTTTGCAGTATTAGAGAACGATAGAGACATGGCATTACATAACAAGGCATTAGTTTTGTTATCAAAAATAGGCGTATGGGAAGAGCATAACATTACAAGGATAGTGAATGCTCTGATGGATATGCCATACATTAAAGGAGACCTAGATGGCTGATGAAGTTACTACTGAAGAAGAAACCAACCCAACGGAAGGCAATTCTGAAGTACAGGACAACAAAGACCCTGGTTACATGGCAGCAGTAAAGGCTGACCTCAGAGATAAGTACGGTGATGAACTTAGACAATACGAGAACATCAACCCAATTATAGAGGATTACTTTACGCTGAAGGCTAAAAGTAGTGAAGCTATTATTAAGCCGAAAGAAGATGCTACAGAAGAAGAGGTGGCATTATACAAAGAAAAAATGGGAATACCCAAAGGAGCAGATGAGTATGAACTAGATGATCCTCCTGAGATATTAGGAGATCAGAAAGAATTTGATGGGTGGTATAAGGATATGGCTTTAGAGGCCAACCTAACCAAAGATCAGGCTAAAGTGATATATGCCAAATGGAATGAGCTTCAGGCTACTGCTATAGAAAAGCAGAATCTTGAGGTAAAAGAAACCGAAAAGGCATTAAGGAAGGAATTAGGTTCAGATTATGAAGGAGCTATGGCTAACGTAGGGACAATCCTACAACAGGCAGGGCAGGACTTTGTTGATTATTTGACAGATACAGGCATAGGTAATGATCCTAGATTCTTGAAAGCAATGGCCAAATTAGGAGCGGTGGTGTCTGAGGACTCAATCGGCCTAACAAAATCTAAAGACCCTACAGGTAGTTCACTCTCTCTAGCTCAGAGGTTATATCCTTCACAAGGAGAATAAAAGATGAGTACTGTGACATATTTAGATTTTGCCAACACCCTTGATCCAAAAGACAAGGTAGCGGCAATTATAGAACTATTGAACGAAACAAACGAGATCGTAGATGATATGGCAGTAATGGAAGGTAACTTGCTTACAGGACATAAAACTACTGTAAGAACCGGACTTCCTTCTGCAACTTGGAGACTGTTGAACTATGGTGTTCAGCCTAGTAAATCTCAGTCAAAACCTGTTACCGATACTACTGGTATGCTTGAGGCTTATGCCGAAGTTGATAAAGACTTAGCCGACCTTAACGGTAATACGGCTGCTTTCAGACTTTCTGAAGATAGAGCTTTCTTGGAAGCAATGAATCAGGAAATGGCAGAAACTCTGTTTTACGGTAACGTAGCAGTAGATCCAGAGAAGTTTACTGGTCTTGCAGCTAGATATTCGACCATTAGCACAGATCCTACCAATATAGGTTATAACATCATTGATGCTGGTGGGTCTGGATCTGATAATACTTCCATATGGTTGGTCGTATGGGGTGAAAGTACTATACATGGTATTTACCCTAAAGGTTCTGTTGGTGGTTTTCAGCACCAGGATCTTGGAGAAGAGACTCTTACTGATGCAGCAGGTGGAAGATATCAGGGGTATAGGACACATTATCAGTGGAAAATCGGTCTGACAGTAAGAGATTGGCGTTATGCCGTTCGTATTGCTAATATTGATTGGTCGGCTACTATTACTGATACATCTGCACCCGATCTTGTTAAACTGATGATCGAAGCGATTGAAATGATTCCTAACCTTAATATGGGTACACCTGTATTCTATATGAGGAGAGAAATAAGGACAGCTCTTAGAAATCAGATTAGGACTGATAGTAATGTTCAGCTTACAGTTGATACTGTAGCAGGCAAGAGGGTTGTAAGTTTTGATGAGATTCCTGTTAAGAGAGTAGATCAGCTTCTTAATACTGAAACTCAGGTAGCATAGGAGGATTATAATGCTTATAGATAATGAATTGATTTTTTCTAATGATCAGAGCCTTATTCATGCAGTTGGCTCTTTCGATTCCACAAACTCTGTTGATGCAGTTGTGGATGGTGGACCTTACAAAGGGCTTTGGCTTTTTGTAAAGATAACTACAGAAGTGGATAGTTCCGGTGATGGGGCTTCTGTCGCTGTTGCACTTCACACATCTAACGATGGGTTTGGTTCCGATGATGATATCTTGTTTTCTTCAGGGGCTATTGCAGAGGCAAACTTAACAGCTAATACTGTTATAGTTAAAGCACCTGTGCCTCTTGGGCTGAAACAGGATATTAAACTTGTTTATACAGTATCAGGCGAAGCAGTAACAGCAGGTTCTGTATATGCAGCACTTGTAGCCGACGTAGACAATAGTTTCTAGGAGGTTAAATAATGGCTAAAGAAGTAGCACCTAAAAAATCCGAGGTTATGAAAGTGGCCAAGGAAAACAAAATCCCCAAAGGTTTCATTGAGGCCAAAGAGGGTAAGTATAGGTGTAAAAAGAAATGCTATTTTGGCATAAGACTGTATGCCGAAGGAGCTATTTATGAAGCTACCAAAGGCGAGTTGATACCTTATCACTTTGAAAAGGTAAAAAAATATGTTGAGGTAGATGATTAAGTAAAGAAGAGGGAGAGGACGCTTTCCCTCTTTTATTTAAAGGTTGGTGAATATGGCTTCAGAAGTAAGTATATGCAATATGGCTCTCACTAGGATAGGTCAGAGTAGAATATTATCATTAGGTCAAACGGGTATATTAGGTGAACTGAGTACTCTATACTATCAACCTACACTTGACGAACTTGTAACTATGTATGAATGGCCATTCGCCATAAATAGAGACAGTCTATCTGCATTGACTAGTACAAACATGACAGCTTATGACAACAAATATCAATTACCCCTCGACTGTTTAAGAGTCCTTACTATGTTAAGTGACGAAGATTATAGTGACATAACTGACTCTTGGGAAATAGAAGGAGATGTACTTTATAGTGATAAGACTCCTGCATATATCAAGTATATTCAGAAAGTTACAAATCCATCTAAACTTCCACAGGTCTTTATAGAGGCTTTATATCTAAAGATAGCTTCTAAAATGGTCTTAAAAATAACACAGGATCAGTCACTAATGAGCATGATTTATCAGGAATATGTAGCAGCAATTCAAACAGCAATGGCAAGCTTAGGTGGAAATAGCCGAGCAAAAGAGGTAACAGTAGATTGGTGGGGTAGTTAAGTGGCTCAAAAACAATATCCTATTATAAATAACTTCTCTAAGGGTGAACTATCTCCAAGGATGGAAGGTCGGGTAGAGATACAGGGATATTATAACGGCTGTAAGATCATGAAGAACTGTATCATGGTTGCTCAGGGTGGAGCTGAAAAACGTCCAGGCTTTATCCATTTAGCAGAGGTGAATGATTCTAATTATGAGGTTAGACTTATACCCTTCGAGGTTAATGATCAGGAACTTTATATTTTAGAATTTGGCAGATTCTATATAAAGATATGGGATGCTATAAGCAAAACAGCAGTGTCTGATCCTGAAGGGAAAGGGGTTGATACTATTATTACTCAGTATGAAGCTAATGATCTTTCGGATATTCAATATGCTCAGACTGAGAATAAGATTTTCTTTGCTCATGCAGATTATTCCTTTAAACAATTAACCATAGAGGACGGAGTCTTTCTGTTTTCAGGAGCTTCTATAACAATAGCTGCTTATAGTGGCTCAAATGATTATTTACGTGGTGATGTTGTTATCTACAATGATAAGTATTTTACGGCATTAAAAAATATTCCCTCTTCTGCAACAGTCACACCTGCCATAGGGGATTGGGAAAGAAAGGGACAGGTGCCATCTGACCTGACAGCAGATATAACGTCTTATTCCCCAAGTACTACTTATGCTCAGGGAGACTATGTTACTCATAATGAGACTGTATGGAAGTGTACTCATTCTTCAGGTGCTACAGGTAAAGAGCCTGGAAACCCTGGAGCAAATACTGTTGAAACATGGAGCGACCCTGTGAAGAAGTGGTGGTATCTATTTGATTTTTCAGACCATCCTGCTTACTATGATAAGTTGTACGGGAAAGGTCAGTGGAAGCCAACCAACTATAATTCTAATATTCTAGGTGTTTGGTTGGAAGTATCACATATAGAACATCTCCCTGATCCCGAAATATATTGGACAGATATGTTTGTAGATTTGTCTGATATTATATCTCCGTACACCTTGTATAGAGAGACTACAAGTCCTTCAATATCTGCCCCGTATGCTCAGGACGCTTATTGTTATGACTCCTCTACATTTCAGGTGTTTAAGAGTTTAAAATCCGGTAATAGTTCTGATTTGGCAGACTCTGAAAATTGGGAATACTTCTCAGGCAATCCAATGTTTAATGGACCTGGGGATTATCCAGCAGCAGTTACCTTTATGGGGAATAGATTATACTTGGGGGGAACAAGGAGCAACCCACAGACTATTTACGGCTCCAAAGTAGGAAGCCATCTTAATTTCTCTGTAGGGTTAGACGACGATGATGCTTTTGCATTTACTATTGCCTCAGATAGATCAAGTAGAATTAAGTGGATGATGGCAAAAGACTATTTAATGATAGGCACAACGAGCAGTGAATGGTTGGCAAGTGGCCTAACACCAACATCTATACAAATACTAAGACAGTCTGCTTACGGAAGTGCTTATAGTCAAGCTATATTTGTAGCAGATAGCCTACTATTCTTTCAAAAGGGTGGAAGGAAACTAAGAGAATATATCTACTCTAATGATAATAAAACCTACTTAGCCAATGATCTTACCTTTTTTGCCGATCATATAACCCAAGACGGCCTAGTAGAATCTGTATACCAGCAGAATCCCGACTCTATTCTGTGGTCTATAACTAAGGCAGGGAGTATAATTGGTCTGACTTATGACAGACTGAATGGTATAGCTGGGTGGCATAGGCATGAGACTTATGGACTTTTCAAAAGTATTACTTCAATAGATAGCACAGGATCAGAGGATGAGCTATGGGTAGTTGTCAGTAGGAGCGTGGAGGGAACTATAAAACAGTATATAGAATACATGGCTCCCAGGGATTTCGGCTCTCAGTCAGAAGCTATATTTGTGGATAGTGCTATAACAGTTTCCAATGGTGATACTATTCTTATTACCAATCAAACATGGTCGTCAAGTAAAATAACTATTACCTATTACGGCACAGCAGACTTTATAAAAATTGATGGATCTTTAATCAAAGATTTATCGACAAATTCAAACAATATTGCTGCAATCAAATCAATTGTAGAATTTGCAAAAAGAATGAATGTAAAGACAGTTGCTGTGACTGATGTAATCTCAGGATTAGATCATTTAGAAGGAGAAACAGTATCTATATTAGGCGACGGGGCGGTGTTTCCTGATCAGACAGTAAATTCAGGTCAAATAACATTAACATCGAAATGTAATAATGTTATTGTAGGACTACCGTATGAAATGGAATTACAACCACAGAGTATCGAGATACAAGGGACACTTGGAGCTAAAAGAAGAATAAGTACAGCCATGTTAAAACTCTATAATTCCCTTGGTGGATACGTAGGTAATAATAGGGGTAATTTATTAGAGTTGAGATATAGAGATACAGGAATAGCTTTTGGTTCACCTCCATCATTATACACAGGAGCAAAAGAGATACCTATTGACTCTAACTCTGAAGAAGAATCAAGTGTTTTAATTTATCATAATCAACCGTTACCCATGACTGTTTTAGCCATTGTAACAGATGTATCTTATTCAAGGAGTTAAATATGTGGGGAATGATATTACTAGGAGCAGTTAAAGCCGGATCTCAAATATATTCAGGGTATAAGCAAAAACAAGCAGCAGATCAAAATGCTGAACTGATGAGACAACAGGCTCAATTTCAGAGGGAACAGGCTAATGATCAAGCTACAACTATGAAACGACAAGGTGAAGCCTTTAAAGGTTCCCAAGCTAATGCCTATGCTATGTCTGGAGTAAAGACTGACAGAGGCACACCCTTGGCAATACTAAGAGAAACAGAAAAGAATATAAATAAAGACGTGGCAAGAACAAGAATAGCAGGACAACATGCTTATGAAACAGGGTTAAATCAAGCTAATGCCCTAGAACAACAGGGTAAAGATGCCTTTACTTCTAGTCTTATTAGTGGAGCGACTTCATTCGCAGGTACTTTGGCAAATAATATATATATACCAAAAACAGAGGACTTAGAGGTTTTAAATAAAGTAAAAGACAAAGGGACTGACTATGTAGATTATTCCTTAAATAATAGAACCCCTGTATATAATGACAAACCACCAAATTATGCCAGAAGGGATGATTGGCAGAAAAAACATAGATATGTTTGGGAGTAAAAATGAACGTACAAAGATATTTTGACAAAGTACCATTGCAAGGCGGACCCACACAGGCACAAGCCAATTATGATACTCCTATAGCAAATTCAGTAGGACAAGCTGCTAATATAGCAAGTCAGTTTTTAAATAAATATCAACAGGCTCAATTTGAAACCAATAAGACAAATACTGTATTAGAAGTACAAAAATCTATCAACGCATGGCAAGAAAAAAGAAGAACTGATCCTATTCTTCCTCAAGGTGATGAAGATATAGTTGCTCTAAAAGAACAGGATTGGCAGGAGTTCTCTAGGGAGCAGGTCAGATCCAATATACTCGGCAAAATACAAGATCCAAGACTTAAAGACTATATGAATACTTGGTGGGATGAACAGGATGAGAGGTACAGAGCTACCGTAGTAGAATCTGCTATGGACGAGAATATCAACTATATGGCACAGAGAGCCAATGAAGATATTCAAACTTTTATTTATAACGGTCAATATGCTTTAGCTATGACAAGAGCTGATGGAGCTTTAGAAAGTGGCTTAATAACAAGGAATCAACATGATGAGGTCAAGGATCAGGTACAGCTACAGACAGTTTTAAGTGTTACAGATGATATGACTATAGAAGAAGCAGAACAAGCTATAAACGAGTCCAATCTTGAAGCAGATCAGAAAATCTTAGCCCAGAAGTATATGACTGACAGAAAGAAAGTTAAAGCAGAGAGTATAAAAAATACGGTAGAATATTATAATGCTGCTTCATTTCTAGATCTATACACAGCTGCAAAAGAAGGAACTATAAATAGCATAGAACAGTACAATGATTATATTGATAGACTGCCTGATGCAAAAGATCCTGAGTATGGGGTAGTAGAGGGAACCTCAGTTTTGTTCGGAGCCAAACATGTAAAAGAAATAATGAAACTTATAGATGATCGTAATAAACCTAAAGCTACTACAAGATCAGAGGGATTATCAGATGAAGTAAAAAGAGAAGCTCTTAGTATGTTCGCTACAGCTTCAAGAGAGGAAATACTCCAATATGGTGTAGATAATCTAGACAGAGAAGGTTATGGGATAGAATTTTATGATTATTTAATAGATGAGATGAAGGACCCTAAATACAAAAGGTTAAATGACAGAACAGATTATTTTTATAAGATAGGCGAAAAGGATCTTTTGGATGGTGGCTTCATTTCAGAAGATGAGAGAGCTGTGACTTACGAAAGATATATGAGCTGGATGCAAAGATATTCAGATGAAGAGATCATGACAGAAATTTATCTAAATTACAACAGTATATAGCGGAACCAAATGGAGAGGGACATTATTCTGTAGCAGAGAAACTTGCCATGAGAGGAGAGCTTGGTGATTTTCTTAACCAAACAGATCCGGAAGTATTAGGGATGTATATGAGTGGAAGTATAAATAAAGATCAGTTTCTTGATAAAATATCTGACTCTCTCTACTCTAAACCCTTTAATAGTCTGGATAATAAAGACAAAGAAAATAGAGTCAAATTATCACTTGCTATTTCTGAATACTCTAAATCAGTAGAAAGATATGCACAGGATACATTACCAAAAGGCGATATAGAGATGGGAATAGACCTGAGAACAAACCTTCCTATTGTCTTATTAACTGATCCTGATGGGAATGTTTCTCAATATAAACTAAGAGTGAATACTACTACAAAAGAAGAAGAATGGTGGATGTGGGCTACGACGAACCTAAGAGGTCTTATTCTTATAAGGATTATTATGGATATTAGATATTCAGCAGTAGGAGAACCCTACCCAGTAGAAACCGCTGACCTCATCCCTGCAAAGCCAACAGCTACAAGTATTCCCAGGCTTAAAGACCCTAGTAAGATAGTACCTGCTGCCCCCAATGTAGAGCCTATTACACAAAGCATAGGGAGCAGGGAGTCTATGGATGCAAAAATCACTAATTATCTTAGTACCGTATCTGACCCTAGAAGTGAAGAGGCTAAAATAAAAGTAACGAGATTCCTTGCTTATAAAACTAATACTGACTTTGCTACATTATATGACAATTATGACGAAATGGTTCCTAGTATATTAGGTTTTACGTTAGGGCCCAAATCAGATGATAAGTTTATAATGGAACAGTTTCAGGCTTCCAATATAGATACAGAGATATGGAAGCTTAATAATAGAATACTTAATACTCCAGGCCAAGATCATACATATGAAGAAGCTGAAATAAAAAGACTAGAAGAAAGCAAACCCCCTGTAGATCCATACAAGCATAGTCTTGCAATTGATATGTTAAGGGCAGGCGCCTCCATGATCCCCTATATGTGGGCAGTAGGAAAGAGTGCTATCCCTGCTATGGTTGTCGGTGCAGTAGCTGGTGCAGTATCAGGTGGAGCAGGGACTGCAACTACCGTAGCTCAAGTAACGAAAACCCTTTCTACTCTTGTGAATTTATGGAGTAAGGCTGAATCATTTAGACAGGGATATATGCTCACAACAGGATCTTTGTACGGTGAACTCAGAGGTATGAAGGACGATGAAGGTAATTCAATTGATGATGGGGTTGCCCGAAAAGTTACTATGATAGCAGGACTTCCGATAGCTGGATTAGAGGCTATTGGGGGACAGTACTTCTTTACAGGTAATAGTGTCTTCAAGAGTATAGCTTCAAGACTTGGAGACAAATTATTTAAAGAGAAATTAGAACAGGCTGCCGCTAAAACTGTTACCGCATTAACTATCAAGGGATTTTTTCATGATCAGGCCAAAAAGATGGCAAAACGTACAGGCGAAATGTTAGTCCATGAAATACTATTAGAAGAGGTTCCTCAAGAGTTAATGACTATTCAGGCTACTGAAATGGCAAAACACTTTACTAATGACCTTACAGGTGCAGAATTTGAAGATATAACAGGTGCAGAAGTAAAAGATAGGACGATGCAAACCATAATAGAATCTTTTAAAGGTATGATGGTTCTTGGCCTAGGCAGATCTTCTCTTAATACGGTAAAGGATTTTAACACTTATGCTCAGTCAAGACAAGCTGACTATAAAGCGAAAGAATCGGCAAAAAAAATGACAGGTAGAGACATGATGGTAGATACCTATGCTGATACTGATAATGAAGCCGAACTTGAAATGATTGAGAAAGGATGGGAAGCCGATCAAGCTATGGCAGAAAAGCCAACTACAACCATAACTGACGACAAGATAGTGGTGAAAAATGGCTCACAGGAAACAATAGGACACGCTGAGTACGTTGTTGAAGATGATGTGGTAACTATTAACAAAATGGAAACAAAAGACGTTTCTGCGAGCATTAAGATACAAGAAGATCTTATGAATGAGTTTCCTGATAAAAGGGTTTATTTTTCTTCTACGGTAACAGATCCGAACGCAAGGCTATTAGAGGATGATGATTTAGAAATTAGTCGGCAAAACATAAAAATAGCTAAAGAAAAATCTATTATTCAATCATCTAACCTTATGATAGAACACTATAGTAATCTACTAGAAGAAGCTAATACAGAATTAGAATCTGAAATAGACGAAGATAAAAAGGCTGAAATAGAGGCAAGAATACAAGGGCTAGAACAGTCTATAGCCGAAGAACATGAAACAATAGCAGTAGCAGAAGAGGTTATTAATAGAACTGATGAGATGAAAAAAAATCTAACTAAACCTGCGAAACAACCTCATACTATGACGGCTGATGAATACAAAAATATAATCCAATTTCCTAGAGAACAGCTTGGAAAGTTTGTAGAAACTGAAAAAGGACAAGAGTTATTGGAGAAATTGGACATAACTAACATGAGCATGGAAGAAAAGAAGGCTTCACTTGGCATATTAGAAATGATGGCAAACGCAAAAGGGGTTAATACCGAATCCTTAATAGAAGATTATTTCCAAGAGGGTGTAGTAACCAAACAGAAAAGCGGAGAAACCAGAGCTTCAGTAGAGTTTGATAATGATATGAAAGCCTTACTTAAACTATCTGAAGAATCTAACTTTAAATCATGGGTACATGAGGTTGGGCATGTAATGCTTAAGCACCTGTCAGAATCTGATCTCAAAGTTGCAGAGAAATGGGTAGAAGATATATCAGGATTTAAAACCAAAAATGGCAAATGGACAGCAGATATGGAAGAAGTTTTTGCCGAGGGTTTTGTAAAGTTCATCAATGATGGAAAAGTAGAATCTAAAGGCATGAAAGATATTTTTATTAAGCTAGCCAAACTCCTAAGATCGGTTTTTGAAGCTGTAAAACTTATGCCTGAACTATCAGATGAAATAAGAATAGTGTTTGAGAATCAATTATCTTCAGAAAGGATAGGAGCTTTAGAGGAAGATCAGAAGATAGAGATGTTTGAGACAGAATACGAATCACTTATTAAAGAAGCTGTCAAGGATGAATCTAAAGTAGTTCCTTTAGAGGTACTTCAGCAGTTCGATACTGATTGGGCTAAAGAGGAGATCGCCAAACAAGAGAAGAAAAAGCAGATACTTTCAGAGATGGGAGAGTTTGCAGAGATGGCAAGAAACTCTAATACGGTAGAAGAATTTATAGAAGAATTAGATATGTATATGGGAGAGGATACAGAAAAACTCCAAGGAAAAGACAGAGCCTGGGCTGAAGAATTTTATAACTTGGCAAAACAAGACACGATCACAGACATAAACACAGGTAATAAAGAGTGGGCAAATAGGGTAAGCGAAGATTATGTAAAGGCTCTTGTTATGGGAGTAAGCAAGGATGTATCAGGTGCTGATGCAGCAGGTATGCCTACTACAATAGTAGCAGCTGCAAGAAGGTATCTTAGCAAGAAGGACTTTAGACCTAAATCTCTTAGCATAATAGAAAAGACTTTAAAGAACGATCCTTCAGGATTAAGGAGTATAGCTTCAGAATATATCGGTGATTTTGAAGAAATGAGAAGGGTTGAAATGGAAAAACAATTCTCAGAAGAAATAGCAGTAGAGGAAGATGTTCCTATAAAGAAAATGAGAGCTGAGAGGATGGACATAGCAGAAGAGATGTCAAATGTAGCTGATAAAGAAATGATTCAAAGAGGGACTATTACTTCCAAGAAAGCCGAAAAACTAATGAAGAAAGGCTCAGAAGAGATTAACAATGTTAGAGAAGATATTGCCAAAACAAAACAAGAGATGAAAGCTCTTGAAGAAGCTCATGGTCAGAAGTTAGACGTAATGATTGCAAGCCGAAACAAAGAGTTAAAAGCACAGGCTCAGAAACTCAAAGACGCATTAAAAGAACAGAAAGCAGAATTAAAAGCTAAAGAGAAAGCTAGAAAGGAAGCCAAGAAAGCTAAAGACTATATGCGTAAACTCGGCAAACAGATTACAAAAAAAGTTGCACTTACTATAGATGCCAACTACAGGAAAGCCATAGAGATGTTACAACAGCAAGTAGATCCTAACTTTAGGAGGCAATCTACTATAGATGAGAGAGCTGTCCTGAGAGATATGTATGAGCAGAACCCTGAATTAGAGAAACTAATATCAAAGAAGAAAATGGCAAAACTTAATTCCAAACCATTAAACCTTTGGACGGCAAATGAGTTAGAGGCTCTGAAAGAACAGATAGATATGCTTAAATACCAAGGTAAGCATATCAAGAAAATCAGAGACATGGAACGTAAAAGACTTATAGAAAAGGATGTTACCAATGCTACTGAACAGGTACTAAAGAATGGTGAACTAGACGTATCTACCATAGCTACAGGAGAAGGCAAAACAACCAAACAAAAAATCACAGAGGCATACCTTAAAACTGTAAGAGTTAATCGTATTCTGGACATGATTGATGGGGGAAAGGGTTTTAAAAGTGAAGAGTATAATGGTGTTGTTTATAGGATAGTATGGGATGGAATATCAGAATCATATAACCAAGAGATAAATGAGAAACACAGACGGCAGACAGGCTTAATGAACAAAATGAAATCTCTTGGTATGAACAGATATGCTTTAGACAGGAAAATCAAATACAAGGATACTACACTTTCTGCTGATGCAGTATTAGATATATGGGCTGGTTGGCAAAATGAAAAAAAGAGAGCTATCCTGGAAGAAAATCATAGAATCACTCCTGAAATATACAAGGAACTAACAAGCCAATTAACAGATAAAGAGATAGAGCTTGGACAGTATATTATGGATGATTATGCCGAATCCTTTGAGAGACTCAGAGAAGCATTTTATCT